TTATTCTTTATCAATGACATAATTATCCTTGCCCTGATGTTTAACATCATATAACGCGATATCCGCACGCTGATACAGACTGACAAAATCATCACCGGTGCGACTCAGCGATACCCCGATGCTGATGGTGGGAATCGGCAGTTTGGTGGTTTCTCTTTTATAACGCAGATTCTCTGTCAGAAGCTGACACTTCTCCTTCACCTGTTCTCTGCCACTGATATGCTTCATAAAGACGACAAACTCATCTCCGCCAAGCCGTCCTACAATTGCGGAATCACGGAAGACCTCCTGCAAGGCGGTTGCTGTCTGAATCAGCACCTGATCCCCTATATAATGGCCGTGTACATCATTTACCTCCTTGAAATCATCCAAGTCCATAATGTACAGCGCATGCGGTGTACTCTTTGCATTCAGTACCTCCTGAATCTGCTTCTTCACAGATGCTGCATTCAGAATATCCGTCAGAGAATCCAGCATGCTTATTTTACGCAGCTGTTCCTTTTCCATCTTTTCAGCATGGATGTTCTGCACACGTCCGATTGCGGAAACAGCCTGTGCCCCATCATAAATCACCTTGATATATATATGATACCATAAGGAAGACCCGTGAAAAATCAGATTTACGTCCGCATCCGTATCCACCTTCTTCATCAGCTGTTCATAAAGCGGATTGTTTCCCTTACCATCCACAACCAGAATCTCGGATTGATAGGAAGAAAAATGCTCAATCACTTCAGGTACCTTGAAAATCTCCACAGCCTCACTGGTAAGACGCAGCATATCACTCCTGTAATCATACTCAAAAATTACTTCCTTCATAACTGCATTTCATCTGAATTGACATTATATCATATCACACAAAACAATAAAATCCCTTTAAATAAAGGCTTTTAAGCACTTCCATCCGTATATTTCTTAAAGAAAATCATTTTAAAAGTGTGAGAAGTTTGTGAGAAAACGCATAAAAAATATATGCTTTCTAAATTGATTTTAGGCTATATATTAGTCTTTAAGTAAAAGGCTCGCGCATCACGATAGCTGGTATCCAAGAGTATATATGGGCATGTGTAAAAAGCCTAGCTACTATATCTAGTATCTCATAAAATAATAAATGTAATTAAAAATCATCAGATACGGAATTTTTTTGTTTTTTCTTCACTTCATAAATGGATGTATGTTTTTATTTGCATGCAAATAGCAATTTTGCAATTGAAACCGTTTTCTTAAGAATCCTTAAATATAGTTTATTTTTTCATAGGGGTTTGTTAAATTAGTTATATAAAGCAAAGGGGTGGTAACATGATAATGATTGATGATTTCTAAAAAAGACTAATAAAATTAAGGGAGGTAACTATATGAAGAAAATTATTTTATCAGTCATAACGTGCGCATTAGCGAGTATCTCGTTTTCTGCATCATGCTCAGCGAATGCTGAGGAAGTGTCCAAAAGCTGTTCTCCTATCATCGTATCTGAAAATAATATACAAGATGATGATTATATCGGCTGGGATTTCCATTATATTTCTGATACAGACTTTGAAATCATCGTACCATACGGAGAAGGTGGAAATAAAACATCTGGTTCATATGAAGAAAGCATTACTAGAATCGAGACCAGATCTGCATCCGGTGTGGCTGCCTGGGTGTTTGGAACATGTCAAGTAATCCAATGGGTTTCGAATAAAGATATCTGTGGGTATTTAGTAAGGCAATCAATAAATCTTTTAAAAACAACAGGGAAGCCTTTACCGAATGGAAAATATAAAGTAACATACACTTATGTCTCAGGAAGAGTACCAGGATGTGAGCCAATCCATTCCGGTGTTTGCAATAGCGGATACTGGAAAATCACTTATCAGAAAATAGGATAAAAGACTATGAATTTAAATTTATTAAAAACTGTTCTTGGCTACCTTGTATGCATTACCTATATCGCCGGTTACATTTTCAAAATACATAAAGATATTATTCTTCCTATCGGTGTCATATTCTTTATTCTTTATATCATCGTATCTCTATTAAAATGGTCTAAAAATAAAAAACCGACATAAAAGTTGGTTTTTTATTTTGTTAGTTCTTTTGTATGTTATCCTTTATTTCACGCAAATAATTTATATAAACCTTGATAATGAATCTTCCAAGAGATTATCTGTTCTTTATGCTCCTTATCATAATAAGTGCTACCGCTAATGCTATTACACATATGATTAACCTTATCCAAAAACTATATAGATAATTCCTTGCTATAACGGATTTGATGATATCATTCAAGCTGAATCCGAAAAACGTTGCTGACATACTAAGAGCCAATACAGTTTTATCTGTTTTTCTTTGCAAGAATTCAATTTTATATGATGATTTCATGTTTTTTCCTCCACTTTAATCAAGGGATGTTTATAAGCATAATCTCAAAATCAATTATATTATAATCCATCACTGTAAAATATTCCACACGATATTTCTTAAGAAAGCTTAACTATAAAAAAGCTCCCATCTGTAGGTGGGAGCTAATAGCAAGAAATTCTAAAGTATATCTTACTGGTGCAATCACAAATACACAGTTAAAAGCTAAATGAGAGTGAACTAATATACATTAAGTTTTAGCGCAAGTTACCAATTAGATCTGCACCGGGCATTTCTCATGCAGCGTACAAATTGACGCGCGCAGCGATTTTCTCTACAGTCACGACGTATTGCAAAACGAGCTATTCGCTCTGCTTCACTCAATGCATTTCTACCATAGTCATCATAGCAACTATAGCCTCTGTCCCAGTCGAATCTATCAAAATCATAATCGCTAAAGCCGTAAAAAACATAATCATTACATCCACATCTGTTACACATATATATTTCCTCCTTGCGTGTTATTGAGATACATCTGCGCATCTCAATATATGATATGGAGGAATTAGATGCCTATTTAGGCTTATTATAATACTTATTGATAAAAGATTAAACGTTGATAACGGTTAATTAAAAGACCACCCAAAGGTGGTCAAGTGCCGCGAAATACTGCCTAGGTATCCCTTTCTTTTCAATGAGCGGCAACGTAATCATTATATAGCTTATATGAACATTTGTAAACATATTATGAACATTTTTGTGTCATAAGCAATAAAAAGTCCGGTTTTACCCGGACTTTGCCAAATGGCTATGCATTGTACGATACCTAGGCAGTAGCATATCAATGCCTATGCTATTTTATCATATTAAAAATATTTTGCAATCATTTTGAAACAACAAATAAAAAGCCGGAATACACCGGCCTGACTCTCCGTGGGAAAATATTGGGGTATTTCCGAAAGGGGTAGAGAGCCAATAAAAGTATATTACATATTCACATGTATGTAAACTCTAATTATTTAATTTTTCTTAATTTTAATATGCTAATAAAAAGCCAGCTTATAGCCGGCTTTTGTCTCATTGTCGCTGCATAAACTGTATGAAAGAGCGACGACGAAATTATATAGCATTTCTTCAAAAATTGCAAATCATTGTCTTAGTAAAATATTGTAAGTTCCATGTTTAGCAAAAAAGGATACTTTCTAGTGTGGATAGCAGCTTAATGCAGAAAACCACCTATTACTTAATATAACAGATGGTTTTCCATCCGTCAATTAACGGATATCTCTGTGTCTTTATTATATCATAACCATTTGCAAAGTCAATTATTCACAGACACTGCAGGATGCGTTAATTAAATAACCCAGAACTATAGAAATATCCATTTTCCATCTTTTTTTATTATATTTCATTCTTTTTCATTATAATATAAGGATATATTTATTTTTCGTTTTAATTCATTATAGCATTTATTCATAAATTGCATATTTTTTTCTGGTTGTTTTCGGGTAAACGGAAAAGCTCCTGCACATATACAGGAGCTGGCTGCTAGGAAGAAGATATGATACGGATTTATATGGGGGAGTAAAATATCTTTACGGTATTTTTCATTGCAAAACCTTACTTATAATTATGCGTTCACGAAAAAGTGCACAATGTGCTCGTTTTCTATTGACATAGCGCACATTGTGCGCTATAATATAGGTGTAAAGAGATAAGGGAAACCCCCTTAAGGAGAAAAATCATGGCAAAACTTACACAGGAAACTTTTGAAACTATTTGTACTTACATGGACGATGAAATCAGGGATCATGTACACGTAACAATCGACTTACCTTGTACTCCAGAAGAATTTTTGAACAGATACCTGGAATCAGATCCAGACTTCAAGGAAGTTTTGAACAGCGAATTTGGAAACATTGAATATTAAATCGATACGAGGAGCTTCGCAGCTCCTCATTCATTCACTTTTAGGAGGTAACAAATGAAAAAACAAGTGTCATTTCAGACGTTTTCATATTTTTATAAAAAAGCACAGCATTGTGCAGATAAAGAAGGTTTTGTTGAAGAGTCCATGTCTCTCGAACATAATGACTGGGCACTCGGGTATAGTGCAGAAGAGATAAACGATATCTTAAATTATATTTACGAATTAACGCACTGCAGTATAGCTGCTTTGCGTGAGAAGCTTGGTCTTACCAAAGTGGCGATGGCTGATATTTATATAAGCAGCAAACGCACGCTATTAGCATGGGAAAAAGGCGAACGAAAAATATCCGATATGGATAGATTGCTTATATCTTACACTGTATTTACTGATGTGTCTTATATATCCAATGATATATTGATCGTGTAAAGGAGAGGGCTATGGCAAGACCTAGAAAAGATATAACAGGTAAGCGATATGGAATGCTTAGAGCTATTTCTCCGACCGGCGAAGTCGATAAGAGCGGTAATGCTTATTGGAATTGTGAGTGCGACTGCGGAAATACTATTGTTGTATCGCTGCGAAATCTCAGAAATAAACAGACAAAGAGCTGTGGATGCCTTAAAACTATCAATGGTAAGAAACTCGGCGCCATTACACGTAACCATTGTGTTGATGGCTCAGACCCCTACAAGCTATATGGTGATAAGCCACGAAAAAATAACAAAAGCGGTTATCGTGGCGTATCTCTTAATAAACGCACAAACCGCTATGCTGCGGATATAACTTTTAAAGGTAAACGACATCATCTTGGAGAATTTGATACAGCGGAGGAAGCGCACGATGCTTACTTAAAAGCAAAAGAGGAGTTGCATGAGCCATATTTAAAAGATTTTTTACATAGCAATCCAGAAGAGAAGAGCAAAGTTGAACGCATCGGCGTTATAAAAAAACCAAGAGGTACGCTTGTATACTACACACCTGAAAATAGATATATCAGTATTCTTGAACTAAGCGAAATAACTGGCGTAAGCCGTGTAAATTTATATTCAAGGCTGAATAAAGGGTATACCGGCGAAGAATTATGGAGCACTAAACGATTAACGGGCAAGGGCAAGTGTACAATCTGCGTTGATTATTATGGAGACCAGGTAACAATACCAGAATTATCAAGTATAACAGGTATAAGTGACGCTACATTAAGATATCGTTACGATAAGGGGTATCGAGGTGAAGAATTATGGACAGGGAAGATACAGCATTATCAAAGAAAAAAAGCAATAAGCCAAAAAGCTAAAATATACGTCGAGTATGATGGTGAAAAAGTGTCTTTATATGAATTATCAAAAAAAATTGGAATTGATTATGGTTTTTTATGGAAACGTTATTCTAAAGGCGTGCGCGGTTCACAACTCTTTCAAGAATCTATGAAAAAAGAAATTTTAGTGGATTATGAAGGTGAAAAAATAAATCTTAAGGAACTGTCAAGTAGAACCGGAATTGGTTACACCACCTTGCATAGACGTTATAGGAGTGGTGATTGCGGAAAAGAACTTTGGAGAAATCTTCAAAGTGAAAAGGAAATCGATTATCAAGGCAAAATAGTAACTTTAAATGAATTATCAAAAATCACTAATATTTCATATGATACATTGCTTCATCGATATTCGAGCGGCGATAGAGGCGAAGACCTATGGCGCCCAATATATAAAAGAAGGAAAAAGAAATAATCTAATCCCTGTCTAATCTGAATAGAGACAGGGGTTATCTTTTTTTAGACGCTTTTTTTCTCAATTCCTCAACTCTTTCCAGATATTCAGGATTTTCCGCGAGAAACTTCTTGTGTATTTTTTCTTTACCTACTTTGTATAATTCATAGGCTTCTTCTGCTGTTAGTGGTGTAATAATCAGTAATAAAAACACTCCCACATATTCGTGGGAGCTGGCAGCTAGGAAGAAGATATGATACGGATTTTTATGGGGGAGTAAAATATCTTCGCTGCCATATATATTTTCTCACAATTAAATGATAAATGTAAAATAATCATCAAATACGTGATTTTTCATCTTAAATCTCTGCTTATTATTTTACGCCCGTAAAAAAACACGTATAAACACGTCTTTTTCCGTTGACATACGTATTCATACGTGTTATAATATGTATGTAAAAGGAAGGAGATATCAGGATATGCCAATGACAGCAAAGCAAATGATAAAGTACCTCAAGCAGAACGGTTTTCAAGAAGTACCCGGCGGTGGCGGTTCACATAGAAAATTCTATAACCCGGATACCAGAAAGACTACAATCGTACCTTATCATTGCAAAGATTTAAAAAAAGGCATGGAGCAAGCAATACTGAAGCAGGCAGGGCTAAAAAAATAGCCTTGGCCTGCGCCGGTTATCCTAATATCTTATATTTAAGGAGGTATATGATATGTCAAAACTTTATTACCCTGCGGTCTTCCATGAAACTAAACCAGATGAAAAGGGCTATTGGGTAGAATTTCCTGATCTGCCTGGATGCCTGACACAAGGTGAAACGCTGGAAGAAGCTGCAGAAATGGCAGAAGATGCACTGGGCACCTGGTTTGCGCCGAATCCATTGGAACCAGCTCAGGAATTTCCTGTTCCATCAAATCCAAGCGATATCAAATTACAAGGTCGTGATTTTGTCTTAATGATTAAGTATGACGGTATCGAGTGGGCAAAGCGATACAATAATAAGTCTGTCAAAAAGACACTTACGATTCCAGCATGGCTGAATGATCTCGCTGATAAAAACAACATCAATTATTCGCAGACATTACAGGATGCGCTAATCAAAAAACTAGGCATTTAAAACAATATGATGCACGCAAAAAAACACTCACTCCCTGAGGAATGAGTGTTGATTTTTTTATTTTCCTTCTTTTACTTCAATCAGCGCTCCGCATTTTACCCAGAAGCCCAATTCTTTCAGGTATGCAAGGTTGTTTGCTTCATCCACTTTCGATACGGTGAAGGTACCCGGAATAGTAAATTCAGCATTCGTATTTGCGAAATACTGATCCTTCTTACCATCGGCAGCTGATACTTCTTTACAGATCGACGGTGAGAACCATCCACCTACGACAGAGCTGTAGATCCAGTCATTTGCTGCATCGTATTTTTCAACACGCATCTTTTTCACAAATTCTACCTTTGAATCTTTCGTAAGATACTGGTCCGGCTTCTTATTGGATGGCTTGTTTGCCGGTTTATTATTTGACGGCTTGCTTGTCGTTTTTTCATACGAGATACGTGCGTATTCTGCCCATTTCGTCCAACCACGGCCTGCAAACTTGGTTTTTAATACTCCCCAGCCACCCAATGGCATATTCGGTGTACACTCGACTACATAACCATTTCCGATATATACACCAACATGGCCAGGCATAAATACCAGAATGCCTGGTCTTTCCGGCATAGATGCAATCATACCTTTTACTTTTGCACGATCGTACATCATGACTTCGTTTTCATCTTCTGATGCTTTGTAATTGGATGGATCATCATCCCACAGGAATGCTTTGATCAGTCCTACACAGTCAAAAGCCTGATACCCCTTATCTACATATCCGGACAAGAATCCGCGGTTCTCTTGGTTCCATGTCAGCTGATTACACTTCTGTTCTAAAAACGCTGAAGTAAAGTTATTCCCAAAAGCTCCCAGAACATAAATCGTCTTGTCCTTTGCGGCTTTCTCTTTTACGTATGATACCAAATCTTTTGCTTTTTTCATTATTCCTCATCCTCGCTTTCTTTGTTAATAAGTTTGTCGGCAACAGCTAAGCCGTTGCTCAAAATTTTTGGTACGTTGAATCCAGCTTCAACGAAGTTTTCGCAGATGGAGCGTGCTTCATTCACAATCAAGCTTGCCAGTACGAACCATCCAAGCAGTGTTGTAATCTGCAAGTCTACACCGATTATCTCACCGATTTCGATCAAGCCCGCTGCAACCATAAATGCAAACGTGATCATGATCCAGTATCCAATCTTTTTAAGTACTCCTTGCCAACCCTTTACTGAATTTTCTTTTTTCATGATTCTTGACTTCATCCAACCTGTTACCCAATCTGCAATATTAAGTGCAAGGAACAAAGCAAACAGATACCAGTGTTCTCCGAATATCACGCTGATAACTGCTATAACAGTGCCCACAAATGCGTTGTAGTTGTCTGTGATTGTTTGTGCCATATGTTTCATATACCTCATCTCTTTCCGCCATTCTTGGCAATATGTAAGGCGTTTAACGCACGCCCATGCGAGATACTTGGATCACCCCCTATCCGGCTTTTATTTCATCAGCCTGTTTCTTCGTTATCATCCCACCAGCTATAAATATTTCCAGATCACTGTCTTTATAGATTCCGGCATCATAATACTCTTTGATCCAACGATACATCATACTGCATCACCTGCCTTCAGCTTTGCTAATTCAAGCAGGACAGCAGCATTGAATCTTTCCTGCTCGGACAATTCCGGCTCGATAGGCGGGAAAAGCTCTTGTTTTTCCTCTTCTGTCAATAGTACAGCATTTCCATCCAGCAGTCTGTAATTGTATCTTCCCTGCTCATCCATCAATCCAGATTCCAGATAATTCCCTTGTGCGTGAGTAAAGCGATCCCCTTCGCCTTCATCGATCAATGCATATCCATCTATGCTTTCCATGAATATCTCACTATTAACTTCTGTTATCAAAGAATCAGAATCAACCTTAACGTATACTTTTACCACATCGATACCTCCTTAATAGATTTCTGCGTCTGCCCAATACTCTCGACCATACACCCTCAACATTCCAGCTGCAGAAGCACTAAAGCTAAAACGCACTCGATTTGTAAAACTTGCATGTGTGATCTTCTCACTTGTTATATTGGTCAGTGTCCCTGCCGCTTTTAACGTCAATGTTGGATCTATTCGCATGTCAACTGGAATCGACATCATATTAGAGAATGAATTTGATGCTGCGTTCATCGTGTAATCAACATATATGTATCTACCATATCTTTGGCAAAGCATAAGTTCCTCTGCATATGGTCTTGGGACAAGCGGTGTCGCAATCTCTCCAAGCTCTAATTTTACATAATCTATATATACGTCTGAGGTTATACCCGGTGAAGAGAATATTATCTGCAAAGATTTGACATCATCGAAATCTGCATCACTCACTACATCGAAGGTCATCTTCATGATCGTATATTTGTTTGCTGAAATCGTGTGTGTCTTTCTCGCTAGCGATACAGATGGTTTATCACTCGAATTATACAAGATCGTTGCTGATGTGCTGATCTCTTGTACATTGCTCGATATTATTTTCGCGCTCAATGTCAATTTCTTTCCTAAGATCTTACGTATAATAGAATTATTCAATTCTACATGTTGAAATATCAAAAACTTACATTCACCAGCGGTTGATGAAATTTCCATCCTTCTACTACTATTAGTTATAGTATATGGCACATATCCATCAGAAGCATTCATATAAGCAATCCATCTGTCTGCTGTATACATCCTATTGCTAGTTATATTAAATTCATTTCCTTTTTGCCACACTTGAAAATCACCATTGATTAACAGATTGGGATTGCCGATCTGCAATAAATTATCGTATAGTTCTTTACCCTTTGGTGCAGATAATGCGTATGTAGGGTCTTCGGTCGTGAAATCATCTGCGATATTTACCGTTCCCGGGTTCCCTTGCGGTCCCTGTGGTCCTTGTGGTCCTGCAGGACCGGTTTTCCCTGTGTCTCCTTTAGGCCCCTTGAAATTTCCAACTAAAACTTTAGCCATACATGCCCCTCCTTATCCTGGTATATCCATGTAGATATTACCATTCTCATCTACTTCAAATGTCGGTGGTGCTGCAGAATCCGCATAATAACAATACAGATTTCCGGCCGCATCTCCAACAAATGTGAACACGCCATTCGCCGGTGTTATCACACCGCTATCACCACGTTCCCCTTTTTCTCCTTTTTCGCCAGGTATCCCCTGTATCCCTTGCGGACCTCTTGGCCCGATGAATTCCCCTGTATCCAATGCATTCTGAATATATGCTATCTGTTCTTTTTGCTTCTCGATCAGTTCAGACGCCGGTGTTTCAAATTCCGTATCCATATACTGCTTCACGAAGTCTGCAACTACCTTCTGCCATTTATCTTTGCTCGGAAGTATGACAGTTCCATTCGGTGCCGGTGTACAGCGTGCTGTTATTTGTTGCGTAACTTCGATATGAGCAGCATCCTTTGGATCTGTCATTTCTATCGCGATAAAGATGATTCCATCCTGTCCGAATGCTTCCGCAGGTATCTTGAATACTTTATTGCTATATCTCGCAATCGCCACAGAGTACACGCCATTCTTTTTATACCATCCGATTTTCGGTACGATGATATAGTCTTCGTATGCGTCCGTATCATTGATATACTGTACCGGCACATCTGCCGAGCCCTGCGCCGGGATGATTGCCGCATCTAATGTCAATGTCAAGCCTTTCCGTGTCACTTTGATCATCACTCTGCCTCCTTTCATCAGATGTCATAATTCATATCGATCAGTTTACCTTTTGTTTTCATAGTCACACCTAAAAGAGAGTTTATACGGATGTGATTGTCTTCATTAAGATTCAATAATATATCGTCCTTGGTTATAGAAATCGATGGTCTTGATAACAAGTTGGTATTGTTGTTGAAAATACCAATCCTTATCTGATCATCACTTAATGTGATTACTGTATCTCCTTTTTCTCCAAGCGTTATTTGACTGAACCTTCCTGCTTCATAACTCAAATGTAGATTATGCCCGATATAAGCATCATACTCTGTTGTAAGTTTACCCTTGAATGTCCCCGATTCCATCGTTACATTTTTCATGACTGCATCAGCGCATCTCATGATTCCGTCTTTAGCAACTGAAAAATTATTTCCTATCTCTATCGTTCCTCCGATGATCTTGCTGCCATTTATGGCAGCGCCTGATATCGTTCCCGCAAAGCTTCCATCCTTCATTCGTAATTCTCCGGTATCCAGATTCAAATAAAATTTTCCATTCCTGTCTGTCAGTATACCGGTGATCACATAGTCCGCATTGATCGCTTCAAAATCTATCGCCGTTCCCCATTTCCAGTCCGTATCCGCCTCATTGCGTTTTTTAGCGATCTGTATGCCTTGTGTGCCTATACAGAGCGCTCCATATGTAGGAGATGATTTATCGATATCTTCGAATAGGATCGCACGTACATCCTGCCTTTTGGCGATGTCCTTTTGAGCCTTTAGCGATGTCATCATGAGATTTACGACACCGGCAATACGCTGCGCCATGATCGTGTTGCTCACTTTATCGTATATGGTATCTACGATATGCTGCGTTTTCGATAATCTATCAAAATAATCTTCTTTATGATCACCCAACGTAAGAGATGTTACGCTATTGGTTATCCCGTCGTATACTAATTCAATGACACGAGGTGTCGTTTCGATTTTTAACCTACGATGGGATACATGTACCGTATCTCCAAGCGATACTCTCACTAATTCACTATATTCCTTATATAAGTCCGTTTTGGATAAATCTACCATCCGAACGTTGTATGTGATGATCGGCATATCTACTTTATTGATCGTATACTCACGTTTCGCTCGCTCTCGCAGCTTTTGATAGAGGATCGCTTTTGTATCGCATATCGTGATGCCGTTTTCTTCGTCCCCTTCCTGGGCATCCTCTTTCAACTTGATATCAGTATACTCAAATACCACCGGCGGAAATCTTCGTGGCTCATACTTTTCTATATTCGGCGAATCGACCGTTTCATTGTTAGGCAGCATATGACCGTTGTATGCCTTTGGGCGTATTCTGGTAACCACTTCCGACATATCGACTTTTTCTTCAACGCCCGTTAGGTTGAACCCGAATTCAGCACGCATCCCATTGTCAGCTCCGGCACGTTTATTCAGATAAATCTCATAATTCTTATAGATCGGTTCGCCTCCCCATCTATTCAAAAATGCATTATCATTGTCTCCGCTGATCGCTTCATTTGCACACATTTCCTGATAATAAGCACTATTCGCTTTCGATATATCGGAATATCCTTTGTACTTCGTATCTTTAAACATGATATTCAATGCATCCTGTGCAGTTTTATTCACGACGCGAGTTTCGAAGAAATATATATCATTCGTAAGAAATATAGGTATTGCATAGGCTTCGATAAAGTCATCATTCTTATCCACTTCATTGATCATGAATAACTGCCGCTTGCCGATGGGAGTGTCCATGCATAGGATGGAATTTTCTACAATACCCTCCATATTCTCATCCAATGGATTTCTGAGCGTTACCACCCATTCTCCTTTCAGTTTCATCTTAAGCTCACACGTTATGGGGTTCAGATTATAATCACCATTATAATCAAAATTGCGATTTCCCGGTTTATATATCTGAATCATCATATACACCTCCAGTTCGGTTGTATGGTCAGCGCGAATTTTTCCGGTTCGGATATTGATATCTTATTTTCTCCTTCAATCAGCAGCATATCTTCATAATTTCCACTGATGGCAGTATTGTGCAATGTTCCGTCGCTTCGATACGCTATCCTACGATATGTATCGATGGTAAGGTTTTGTCCTACGTTTGCCTTTATCGCATGTCCGTTGACCGTCAATGTGCACACTCCCTCGCCCTTTATAAAATAAACAGGTGTCGTTTCTTCATATGGATTATCCTTTATCTGTTGTGGGTCATATAGTTGTATGCCTGATAATAGGTAGGTGTACGGGTCTAATGTAAGACTCACGGTAAACCTTCCTATTCTCAACGAATTTCTGGCATTGGTAGATACTTCGACTTTTTTTATCCTGTAGTATACAGATCTGTCATCGCTGAAAGATAATCTTTTTCCAACGGATGTAAGCAACCAGCGTTTCGCCATCCGCCATACATTGTTCCAATTATCCGGGGATGTCATATAGTTCAATTCTACAGATATCGTGATGTCTTCATAATATCCTGTATCCTCATACAGCTTACCGTCCCGTCCTGGAAGTCCTTTTTCGTTATATCGTTTTTGCGGTGACGGGACATCCGGACGCTTCACGACGTATAGACGCAAGGTTTCGCTGCATTCATCATTTAAAAACATATGGTACATGACATCATCCTCCTGTCACTATACTTTTGAATGTCTGGTTTCTGTTCACACGTTTAACTACCATCTGTTCGATCATTCTGCTATCCAGATATACATTTATCTGATTCACCTGTTCACTTTCTAAGATTGCCTTTGTATTTGACAAGAAAGTGCCGTCTACACCAAACATCTCACTTTGTGCCCGCTGCATGATTGCAGAATTATCCTGCAAACGTTCCACCATACCTTTTCCCATATCAGTGATCGTGGAAAACAATTTCTTTTTTTCGTTTTCTACACCGTTTATCGTTCCGATCGTGAAGAAATCACCTGCTTCAAACGCCGCTTTCGATGGAGAATTTTCTTTTAGAGAGTCGTGCAAAGCCGATATCATCATAAGCCCCATATTCGATACTGCACCAAACACTTCTCCCGCTCTGTTGTTTACTCCGTTCTTCAATCCAAGCGCATAATTCTCTCCGGCATCCGTGTATTTCCATGTATTTCCATCCAGCACCGCATACCCTTTATCTGCAAGAGCCTGCCATGCGGCTTTGGTCTGCGGTGTACCGTCATCGATACCCTTTTTCGCTTTTTCTGTTTGTCCGAATGCAGCACTGAGGAATTGATCCTCATTTTTCTTATAAGCATTCAATCCGGCAGTACACATCGTTTCCCACAAGGTTGCATGTTCCGGGATGGCATCTGTTACGACGCCCAGTTCGTCTTTTAACTGTTTTTCCAGAGTTTTTAACTGCATCTCACTGGCTTCCACTTGTTTTTTCACAGCTGCATCTTCACTGTTCTTATGTTCGGCAACATAACGTTTCAGCATATCGATCTGTTCCTGCGTAGAAAGCTGTAAACTCTTTCCGTTTTCCTTATATGTATTCGCCACATAGTCTACGATGTTTTTTTGACTTTCAGCAGTCCCTTTTTCCATTTCTTCCATCAGATACTTCTGCTCAGCTATCGTTTGCGTGTATCCATCCGCAAGCTCTTTTTTCTTTTCGTAATTCTCTTTATACACATCAAGTTCTGCCTGAAGCTGTGCTCGTCGTCTAGGCGCTAATTTATCAGCACTAGATATCATTTTCTCTGACAACGCATCTATTTCAGGTTGCAATTCGGCTTTTTTAGCTGCATATTCTTCTTCTGCCTTCAACATATCTCTGGTAGCCTGTGCATTCTTTTTGACAGCCTCCGTATATTCGTCCATACCACTATCGACAAGTGCTTGCGCCTGTTTCTTCGTGATCAGATCATCGATGTTTTTCATCTGTTCCTTATAGCTGTCAATGATGTTTCCATTCATCTGCAGTTCTGTTCCCAAAGCATCGTTCAATTCCCCGAGGATTACTCGTGCGCGGTCTTCATAGCCTTTTTTCACTTCACCGTTTGCGGATGTGATGCTCTCCAGTTCTGTCTTCAACTGGGCGTAATATTCAAAATTTCCATATATCCCCTCAACTGCTTCCTCCTGCGCAGCTTGCATCTCTTTCCAGGCATCTATCTGCTTCTGTGTTTCCTCACTGCTTTTCTTTATCGCTTCTGTGGCGGCATCCGTTTTTTGCGAAAAGATGAACATCGCAGTTCCTGCAGCTGTTGCCACACCTGCCAGCGCCAATAAAGGATGAGCCGCAAGGAGTGATCCCAGACCTCCCAGTGCACTTGAAACTCCCGGAATGTCTGCTGTTGCAAGCTTCGTCAGACCACCTGCTATATTCGTAATGGAATCTTTGAATTTCGAAATCTTGTTTACTGCAAATGCAGTCGTGGCAGCTGTACCCAATGTAACGAGGGCACCCTCGACCAATGGCAGATTGTCGATCATCCATTCTACGCCGCCTTTTAATACCGGCATCGCATCCTGGATCATAGGTTCTAGGAGATCGGTCTGCAATGTCCTTCCCAAACCTCGCAACTGACTTTCTACAGTCCCGTATTTGATATCCTGTATCTCCTTCATCTTTCCACTGACGTCCGAAAATTCATCTCCGACACTGGTCAATGATTCCACAAATTTCGCATTCGCGTCCTCTCCCATCGTACCGAATGCAGTTGCTGCTTTTGTGAGCTTTTTCTGTTGATTCGTCGTTTTTCCTATATCTTTTACGATAGCGTCGATAACATCTTTCTGTGTAGCACGTCCGTCTTTCCATGCCTTGAAAACTTTTCCCGTTTCCGAAGAAAACATATCCAAAGAATCCTCTATCGTCCCATCCGCAAGTCGTGTCGTTACCTCGTTTATCGCATCATTGATCTTATCCAGATTGTAAGCACCGTTTTGTGAACCATTCTTCAGCAACTGAAAATAATCATCCGCGCCATAACCAGCCTGAGCAAACTTACCGGCATATTCCGATATGTTATCTCCGAGTTCATCCGTATAGTTCAGCCCATTTTGTGCTCCCATGGCGATCAGATCCATAGAATCTTCTGCAGAGAGACCGAATTGATACATCAGCTGTTTAGTTCCTCGCAGCGTTTCGTTGAAGTCCATGTCGAACGTATCTTCCAAAGTCTTCACACCTGCTGTTACGTTCTTCAGATCTTCATCATCCAGATCGGACATCTGCTGTTTTACGCGTGCCATAGAATCCGCGATATCCTGTAAAGAGTCTCCATAATCATTATTATAGAGTTCTTTCATCTCTTCGTTATACCGTTTCATTTCATCCGCAGATGCTCCTGTTGCCGCCTGAAAGCTTGCACTCGCCCCGTCACTTTGTGTAACGAGTTCCTTTAGTCTTCCGGCAAGCGACTGGATGCCATCAGCTGTGATATCCGCCATCGCGCCTTTCATGATGGTAAAACCATCACCTGCATCCTTCGCACTGTCTTCTACTTCATCCAAGGCTCCGGCAAGTTGCTTCGATTCTGTCTGGACCGCAGACAAGCGCTGCTTGTTCGTTTGCAGATCTTTGGATAGTGCTGTGATCTGTGCGGCCAACTGCTGCGTCTCTCGATCATCTTTTCCTTTTGAGATGGCCGCTTCCTGATAGGCTCTCTGCAGCTCAGCCAGCTCCTTTTGCTGCCGAGTGATATCTTGCGTCAATTCACCTAGCTTGCTCGATGCATTTTTTTCAGCTGCTGATAATTCATCCATCTTTTTCGAATTATCGGCAATTTGATTCTTTAAAGCCTCACAATATCCCTTCGTTTCGTTGATGGAGGTCCCTAACTTTGCCATCACATCTTCTTGCTTGCGAAGCGCATTCTCTGCTTTTAATGCTTCTGCAGAATTTTCACCATACGCCTTCGTGGCATTCTCCAACTCTTTTTTTAGATTTCCCAGTTTCTCGCTCTGTTCCTTATATGCTTTTGACAGAACGGATACTTTCGTATCTTGCTCCTGCAATTGTTTTTTCAATATCTCGTTCTTGTCCTGCAAGAAATCAAGAGAATCCGAATTCCCATCATATTTTTTCGTGAGGAGATTCATCTCCGATCCCAGCAGTTTCAATCTTCCGTTGATTTTTTGGATCTGATTGTTGAATTCTCTTTCTCCTGTGATTCCTATACGTGGCCCGATATCATATCCCATATCTCTTCACCTCACTATTTCAATGACGGGATGAAATCCCCGTTTATTTCACTATCAGCTTCCGCATATCCCTTGATACGCTGATACATTTCTACGATATCACTCAGCTCACCGATCGGCATGTGTGCAAATTCACACTCTTGCATTCCGATCATGCGAGCCCATACAGATAAACAAAGATAGTGATCGTCAGTTCCTTTTTCACCTTTTTTTACTTTGTTGTTGATTCTTTTTTTTTCGATTTGACGAGCGTACTGTACATCGCCTCCGTCAATATTCCAGAATCTTCATATCCGATATCTTCATATAAGGATTCTTTATCCGGGATATCCAGTATCAGTTCCTTTCCATCCTGCTGCTTGATCTCCTTTCTGGTACAGTACCGGATACCTTCGCATATCATGATATACACGATATCCTTTACAAGGCTTATGCTATTTTTTTTAAATTTTTCAGGTTCCAATAAGCAGTCCACCATTTTTGTGACCGGAATATATTCATCCTCGATCTGTTCTGCTGCATTCAGGGAGAATACGAGGGGATATGTCTTCCCCTCGATACTGAGTAATGATATTCTCATGTCCGTCTGCCTCCTTTATGCATCTGTTTTTCCGCATTTGTATTCCAAGTACAGAGCAGCTTCCGCTCTTGTCTGGAACCATGCGTCCATCATCCAAGGATGTTCGTATTTTTCATCTACCAGATCACTGCGCATGACTGTTCCGGTGATCGTCGGTGTCTGCCATTCAATAGATTCCCCTTTCGTCGTTGCCGCTTGTTCCGGCACGTTAAAGAATACCTTCGGCAGGAATACTGCTCTGTATTTTGTGACATCATTGTTTTGATGTGCTTCGATCACGCCGATACCCAAATACGGAGCTACACGTTTATCGTCATAAATGCCTTCTGTCGCATTTTTATCTGTGTTATATGTGAATTCTTCCGTTCGGATACCCAGCACCTTTTTCGATGCCTCTTGTGTCAGATCATCTGTCGTCAGTGACAATTCGCCATTTTGAAATGTACCCTTATCATGTTCTGAATCCATGTCATCTGCATATAGTGGATTATCTTCGCTCTGATTGATCGTAAGTGAGTATTCCACCATCTTCGCGACTGTTGCCGGTTCACTGTATGTCGGTTTGTTTCCCGTCCCCGAATAGTCATACATGCCGACGATCAGCATGCTCAATCCTTTGATTGCCATATCATTTCATCTCCTTTTTTATTTCGTTTTCGATGGTATCCGCCATCGCTTTTACTGCTGTTTTTTTATTCTTCGTTACCGCTCTGTTTACAAATGGATTCTTCTTTCGGAAAGATGTTCCACTGTTCACAGATCGGACCAATAGCTGATTTGGTACACCCTCCGGATATTTCTTCGTCTTCGTACGTCCGTATCCGTCCCATCCGATCTTGGCATGTACATAATCGCCATCTTCTCGGATCGGCGCTATCCCCATACTGTCAATGAGATCCGCTTTCTGGCGGTTCGATATCCCTTTCAATGGATCATCACTTGTTCCATATGCATTGTCTGTAGGCAGTTTTTTAGTTTCCTGCTTCAATCCGTCCGCCAGTATACCGGCACCATCATATATCCCTTTTCGGACGATGTCTTCCGATCCTTTTTTTAGCCTCTGCATGGCCTTGATATAGTCATTCAGACCTTTGTTCTGTATCTTTGCCATCACGACACCTCGAAGCGCCATTCATAATGCGTGTATCCTGTTTTTTCTTCGTATTGTATGGATTCCATATGACAGGCGATATCCGCGTCCTCTAACGCTTTTGGGATCTCTTTCATCCACGGATCATATTCCTGCTTTGTGAACAGATCGACTGTCCCGCTGATGACCGTTATTTCATGTCTGTCGTCAACATACAGCGACTCTCCTTCACTGTCTTCCTGCCACACGATATAACGGTTTCCCTTGTTTTCCGCTTCGGAATGATAAGGGTCTTCCGTTATCGTGAGCAGGGCATCACGTACTCGCTTCAGTAGTTCCATATGGCTCACCTCTTCGCTCCAAGGACAACACCGTGATCGGTATTCCCTCATCATCTGCTCCATGCTGCACCTGCAATATCGTATACTGCCTGCCGTCTATGCTTGCAATATCCCTACCGGCGGAAATCGAACGTTCCCGGTATACGTGGATCACTTCATCCAGCGTATCGCCTGCCTGCTTTGCGGTATAATTGCGCACGATGCCGACCTTTTCATATCCGAAATACAGTGATAATCTTGGACGATAGTCGTACTCCGGCTTATTCCCGGGCTCTGCCACATTCACTCTTTCACAGATATCTACGATCCCATCATCATATGTATAGGCCATCTTCATTCCCTCGCTTTCTGAGAAAACAGCAGATTGTTCAGCTCATAGCGTAGGAAGCGCGGCATGATCATTTCTGACGATGCGCGCTTGCGGTACAGGAACGCCGCATAATGTTCGATGGTATATTGATAGTCCATCGATCCGTCGTCCTGTATCCCCATCCGCTTCATGAGCGCTTCCGCATTTTTCAACAAGGTGCGCAGATATGGTTCCTCAGATGGTGGCGTCTTCAGGTCCTGCTTCAAGACCGTGAGCAGCAATTCTTCATCCATCTGCTTTTACCGCCTTTATGCTGCTGCGCTCTTGTTCACTGTTACGATATACTCTTTTTCCACACCTGCGAAGCTGACGGTGATGCTCAGCGTGTTTTCTCCATCTGTGAAGGATGCGGATTCACCATTGTTCACAGATGTTTCTTTATTCTTGATCGTGATGGCAGCTCCTGCACGTTTCGCAACCGCTTCGATCTTACTGCTGGCATTTGAGGTATTTACCATGTATTCATAGGTTCCTGCACTGAATACAGGGAACAGTTTATTGCTGCCGATCTTCAAGCTTGCCAGCTGCACATCCTCTTCATTCGCTTTGTCCGGAGCGAACACGATAGATGTCGTCGGTGTCTTTCCGTTGATGTTGATCAATCCGAATGCTTCCGCGATGACCGGCTTTCCATCGAATCGCTCCGTACCTTTGAATACGGTTTGATCTTCCAGGAAACGTACATGTTCAGACTGTCCCAGCTGCAGACCTTTGCGCTGTACAGCCTTGTAATTCGTCATATAGCCGAATGCAATATCTCCATCGGCCATGAACTTAAGTTCTTCTACCTTTCCGCCAACGACCGGCATCGTATCGTTCATACCGCTGACGATCGTTGCATTCATATTCGTATCCATCGCTTCCACGACAAGATCGAGCTTTGTCTGTCGATTCATCATCCATACCAGATTACCGGAATCATAATCGGTAAAGATCATCTTCAGGCAGCGCACGATCTCCTTGAACAACTCTTTTCCTGTCTTTCCGGTAATCGTTTTGATATTGGATTCGTGAAGATCTTTCCATTCCCGCTCTGTGTCGTTGTGGTCGCTTGGTTTTACGGTCTGCGCCAGACGGGTGACGATTCCCATTGGCATCTTGACGCCTGTTCCATATACGATAGCCTTATCCTTAGCCTTTGCGATCGCGATACCTAATGCATTGATCAGCTCCTGTGCCAGGTTCACATCATTGTCTTCCAACAACGCATTGCAGACCTTGAAGAAGCCGGCCACCTTGAATCCATCCATTTCCACATCGTTGAAGCCTAACTCCAGCTCATTCAGCTTTCCGCACTGCTCGGTCCATACCGCTTCCGGAACGCTTCCCATGATTGTGATGCGTGCCGTACCGGTGATATCGCTCTTGTTAGTATACTTCAGCAGCTTGGAATTTGCTTCGGTCACCTCTTTGATCATCGGCAGGAAGTTTTGTGGAATGATCAATCCTGCATTACCAATCGCTCTTTTTTCTTTGATGCAGGAGCGTACCTGCTGCATGAAGTCCTTTACCTCCTCATTTGCGAAGATCGCACTTCTTTCCTGCATGGTACGTCCGAAAAATTCTGTTCTTGTTTCCATATCTCTATCCTTTCCTCTCTTGCTTCTGCTGTTCTGACTTGCTCCCTGATCATCGCCTGCCTGCGGCTCCGGCGGTGCACTTTCCTGCTCCTTGATCTTGTTTTCCAGCTCTTCGATCTCATCCTCCAGTTTTTTCTTTTCGGCTTCATGAGCATCCTTTTCTTTTGTCAGGTCTTCCACAGCGTCCTCTACGACCTTACGGTCTGCTTCCGGTGTGCTTTCATCCATCTCCTCGATGGACGCTTCCAGCTCCTGTTCCCGTGTCTGGAAACCTTCATCCTTACTTCTCAATTCTTCCAGCAGCTTTTTCTTCGTTGCTGCCTTATTTCTCATCAACAATACTTTTAATGCCATCACGATTCTCCTTTCAATTTTTTCATCGTATTCATTTTCCAAGCTTCGAAGCTGCGTTTTGTCATATCTTCCAGCTGCCGCTTCCTTGCACTTACGCAGGTTTCTTCATATGCCGGGAATGTAACGATCGACACTTCATATAGCTTCACTTCTTTGATCGTCCAATGCGTCTTATTGTCAATACTTGATACATCTTCGTCAATGATTTCAAATCCGATAGAACACTGATCGACATCACCGCGTTTCACACGTTCGTATACATTCATCGCATCGACATCGTTGCGATTGATCTTTACATCACCCCATAGACCGGTATCATCGACTCGCAGCTGCAGCGTCCCTGCTTTCGTGCGTCCGATGACCAGACGCGTCTCATGGTCGATCAAAGCACGGATATCTTCATTCAACTGATCATCGAATGCATGAGAGTCGATACTTTCTGACATCCCTTCCCATATTTCGTAGGTACTGCCAAATACCGCGAAATAGCCACTGATATATAGGTCATTGTCCTGCTCGCGTGTTTCAAACCTTGCCCGTGCACTTCGCAGCTGCCGCGTCTCTCTATTCATCCTTTTCACCTTCTTTCTTTTTCAGCTTCTTCTGGTCACCGATCATTTCGGCCGGGATATAGTTTTCCAGAATCACCAGTTCATCCAGGCCATCCTTATGTGGCATATCGATCCAATCACGTACCTCATTTCCTTCCATGATCCCTCTGGTATAGAGATTTGCACCAACGTTGGCCAAGGTGTCAAGGTCATACGAATGCAGGGAACGCGCATTGAATCTGAAATATAGTGTCGGGTCGATCAGGACAGCTTTTGTGAAAGCCTGTTCGATACATTGACAGATCGTTTTTATCCTTGTATTGATAAAATTGTTCCAGGCCTCCGCTTTGAATTCTCCGATTCCCAGCACGAACGGCGGTACATCCAGAATGGCTGCGACTGTCTTTTTATCCAGCTCCACATTTTCCTGTATCGCCAGGTCTTTTAGACTCAATGGTTTAACAGTTTCTACTTCAAACGAATCTGCGGGAAGCAGCCACGGCTCCCCGGCTTCGGTGCTGGTCACATATTTTTCCAGCAGCTGAGAACGCCCTTTTTTACTACTCAGCTCCTCTGTATCCGCATCCACCTTCACGATGATAGAAGGCTTCCATTTCGATTCCATGAATCCTTTCTTCGTGATACTCGCCTGCAGGAGTGTCTCTGCGACCTGCTTCAAGCTCTTACGATACCCCTCGCCTTTCCATGGCACTTCCGGATTCGGATTCATAGCGATATGGATGAGATCCCATGGCTCATAGGTCTGTCCATAGATCACGATCTTGTATCCATATCCATCCTGCAAAAACGTGGTCTGACTTGGCGGTATCGGCAATAGATCATCCAGCAGCCCGTCCTTCGTCTTTGGGAGTACTACAGCATTACCGTCACCCTCCAGCAAAAGCGCACGCACGATCGTCTGGATGAATGTCGAACGCGTCATGTAGCGATTCGGTTCGATGTCGATCTTGCGCGATAATCCGTTCCGGATCCGGATATCTCCTTTATCTGTAGTATTCTGCATCAGATGGATAGACATGCTTCCGATCAGATTTGCAATCTTATTGACTGCCGATATGATCTCCGGATTTTTCGCAAGCGATGTATATCCGGAGCTGCACAGCATATCAAAAGCACCAACATCGCATAAGTATGTCAGCGAAGCATTATCACTTTTTTCCTGCACCGGGTCCGCTCTCACCTTTCCCTTATATTTCTTCTTGCTCATCGTTTCCCTCCTATTCCAAGAATGCCGCTGCATTCGCTGATTTTTCGTTCGCGATCAGCTTCTGTTTACATGCAATGACGGTCGCATCGAACAAGTCGATACGTTGTGTTGGCATAACTTTTTGAAAGCGTACGAATTCATCAGTATCTTCAATCGCTTTTACGTTGCTGATACAATATTCAAATGCTTTGTTGTGTAGATAGTAGAATTGTTGTTTGATCACCTTTCGTTCAATTTCACGGAAGGCTTCTGTTTTTTCCACATATCGCTGTAGCTGATCTTTCATTTTGAAACCCGCTTTTCTCATCTTCATTACATATTCGCGAGCATATCTGCGATCATATCCTGTCCATTTCAGTTTGAAGCCCATTTTTTTCATGCTGACGAACCACTTCACAATATCTTCATATTCGATCACATTACTATTGCACATCGTGAGCCATCCCATTTCTTCCCACCAGAATACCGGTATGTTATCTTCATCTGCTTTTTTATGAGCGATCGCCCGTGGTATGAATGCATGCGATATCGTGATGTCTACATCCTTGTAGGTCCCGTATATCGTTGCCCCTGTAAGGTCATGCATCTTCGATAGATCGGCACCTCCATACCATTTGATCGGCAGCTTTGCCAACTCCTCCAATGTCCAGTTGTATTTTTCATCGGATGAAGTCACCTGCATCATGTCGAAATATGTGTCGATTGCATCCGTGAAGACATTCAGCGACTTCGCGAAATAGTCTTTGCGCTGCTGCGGATCGTTGAGTGCCTCCATCGCTCCTTCCATCAGCTCATCCGGCCGGATCGATCGCCCATATGCGGGATTTGCCATTTCCTGGATCCGCGGATTCGTAAAATCCAAAAACTTCGCACCATTTTCATCCGTGGAGTAATCGGCTTCACAAATGAAAATGAAGTAGCGGTCGTTTTCGACTTCTTTGTCTAATATCTTTTTACAGTAGGTTACCTTTTGTGCGAGAAAGCTGTTCGGATCGTCTCCGGCTGTCGATATACCGATCATGAGTTTATTTGTGTATGCCTTCATCGCTTCCTTGAACAGGTTATACTGTTTCGGTTTTTTGAATGCATGGATCTCATCTGCGATGGCCAGATTGCAGTTGAAGGAATCCTGTGCATCCGGATTTGCGGCCAACGCATCCAGATGAAATAATCCGTTTCCGATCGTTGCATCGATCGAGTGTTCATTGTTGTTGTCAATGATGTGGAATGCCCCTTCATGATCATTATCATCTTCTTCCATCCTGCGGATGTTGTATTCGATAAATTTGAATGTCTCCATCGTCTGCTTCATCGCGGCCGCAACGATATAGATCTTTGACCCGGAATCTCTCCACAGCAATCCGAGCGCATATGCCAGTGCGCCGGCGAATGTCGTCTTGACATTCTTTCGCGGGATGAAGATCAGGCACTCGGTAAACCTGTTGATACTCGTATTCGCCAATTTGAATCCGACCAGGTTGTAAATGATGAATTTGTGAAATGGCATCAGGAGGAATGGCGTCCCTCTCAGCGCAGTACCATCCAGCGATTCTCCCTGTTGATGACATATCGTCAGCTCGATGATACCGATCACGAATTCAGCGTCACTCGTTTTAAAGTCCCATCGTTCATCTTGCAGATCATCAAGGAAGCGTCGGCAAGCCTTTATACGATATTCGTTCGCCACGATAGATCCATCACAGATCCCATTCACGTAGTCCATGACTTCCTTAAGATTTGTGTTCAAGCTTTTCCAATGCCTCGCCCAGGGCGCTCTTCTTGCCCTGTTCAAGTCCTTTCGATTTTATGGCCTTCAATCCTTTTGGTGTCAGTCCGAAAAGGTTCTCCATCTCGATGAGTTCCCGACGCAGATTTTCCATAGACAGGTACAGCGGCGCTTTCCGCACGTTGGTAGCACCTGCTTTGTTGGTGTACTTTTCGGTCACTTTACAGCCTGTTTCCCGCCATGTTTTGCATAAGATATCATATTGCATGCGCATGTCTGCATACCGCTGTATCGGGATGGCGAATTCTTCCCGATAAACGCCTAAACTTCGCATTTTTTCGATGGTTTCATTTCTTATTTTATTGGTCCGGATGGTGATCTTTTTATCGGTCAGCATGTGCTCACCCCCCTTTTTTCTAAAAAACAACGGAGTTGGAAAGAGTTACCCTACCCAGTAGAAAAATTATGATTCTCAGATTCCACAGCTGGGGGGGATTCATTTCGTGTAGCAGCAATGTTCTTTTCAGATTCATCTTTCATGCAGATAATCGTTTCTTTTGCTTCAAGAATTGCTTTCGGTATGTCTTCATGTTCTTTCCTTGTCTCATACTTCATGCCTTGTTCCTCCAATCCCTTCCGGGTATCGTTATATCCATCAGCTGTCTTCCCAGCACTGTCAGCTCTCCTGTCTTTCTGTTCTCCAGCTTGTTATGGCTTCCCTGGCTCACACTGATCAGGTTCCAGTCACACCATGCATATTCCGGATATTCTTCTGCCGGATAGATATGGTGTACGGTCGTTGCTTCTTCTGTACGGCCATACATCGCAGCCACCCTATCTTTATACTTATCCAGACGCAGGATATGCTTCTGCTTCTTCTTCCACTTCCTGTGGTAATAATCGAACATCCTACCACTCCTTTATAGGTGCAATTATAGAAAGTAGAACGCTTCTTGACAATCCACCATCCTGTCACCTGTTTTGTATACTTTTTGTTTCCTTTTCGTATAGCTTCTGTCACTGCTTTGATATATCTTCTGTATGTTTCCGTAAAAAAAGATGCAAAACTTTATGCATCTTTTTTTGTTTCCATAATCTCTTTCATGATATCATCCGCATACATGACATCTATTATCCGATCAATAAGCTTATTGCGCTTGTCATATACTGTCTTTCTTGAATACGGCAGCTTCTCTATGATCTCATCCATCTTCATCTTCCGGAAGTATCGCATCTCTATTATAGGATAGTATTTATCATCACGTATCCTGTCGATTGCTTTGTCCAGTTGTGGATATCTTGTCTTCTCACAGTCATGATGGATATACAATAATTTCTCCACTGCCCGGAAACGGTTATCTCTCTTCCTGTCTTCGCTCACGCTCTTCCTCCACCTTTCTGATCAGCGTTTCTGATGGCTTCCAGTCAAAGCCATATTGTTGTCGGAAAGCATCCTTGTCCGGTGTCTGCGCCCACTCTCTGGCCAGTTGTAACCCGTCGTAGGAATCTACGTGTCCAGATTCCCATGTGACCACTACCATATCATCAAATGGCGTTTGCACATACACTGCCGTATCTGACATTCTGCGTACTTCCTCCACAGCATCCTCCGGTGTTATGACATCATTCATCACATTCAACATAATATTCGCATGCTTCATCATCTTTTTTTCTGGCAGTTTCATATTTATGGCAATAGCCTTTTGCGTAATAGACGCATGTTTTGCATGCAGCTTTCTTTTCCGGAAATTTAAATTCCGTGCATGGTGCGCAAATCGTTCTCAGCCCCTCGCTCTCCTCATCGTATACCTCCGCTCTGATACAGCTGACTTTCGTTTCCTTATCTCTATATTGGCATAGATTCAACATTATCTTATATAGCTTCCCATGAAATTCCATATCATGAGAATCTCTAAATTCATCATAATTCATCGTCTTACTCCCTCCTGTTGTGCAACATTCCTGTATACCTGCAGCCTTCCATTGACAATCTCCATTGCCGCAATCTCTTCTCTGGTCTTTTTCAATTCTGCTTCAATCGATGCAGCATGCAGATCCGTTTCCTTCATCCGCTTGGCTTCGTATTCCAGTGTATTGAGATAGGTTGTTTTCTCAACGATGTATGTTTTGTGATATTTCCTAGTGTCTTTTCCAGTGTCTATTTTTCCTTG